TTGCCACCACCTTCGTGAGCAATAGGATAATAACCACACCATCCGCTAACAGCTACTGCTATACCCGTTACGTCTCCTCTACCTACAATTGAACCTGCTCCCATTTTAATTAAATCGGTATCTTTGGTTTCTAAGTCAATTGAAATTTCATCATACTTAGATAGATCTGGAAATGTTTCGGGAGGTAACCATTCTGTTTGTGGTTTAAAAAGGGGTAATTGCATTAGTTATGAGGACATCCTTTCTTCCATTTTTTATAATCATCAACCCAGTCTTTACCTGAAGTCTCTGGTGGTTTAATCATTCCCCAGGAATTGTCTGGAGGGTAAGTTCTTTCTGCATCTGCTTTAGAAATACCAGCATTGCGGTATTCCTCTTCTTCTGTCATCGGTATTAATGGGTAATCTCTTTCTATTATCATTTCAATAAAGTGAACAGCTTTTTCTAAATCTTCCTTTCCATTTTTAAAACGATGTCTACAGATGTATTTTATAACATTGCCCTCTGGAAAAAGCAATTCGTTCTCAATTACAAACTTGCTTGGTTGAATTTTCATCTTCTTGTAGTGGGATCCTCCTACTTGTTTATCGTATGCGCTCATATATTAAATCCTTTGTTATATTGTTTGGGTTCTATGATATGTAAGTTTTCTTTGGTTCGAGTTGCTCCTACATAAAACAAACGATTCTCATCGTCTGGATTTTTTTCATAACCATCGAGTGTTGTTTTAGTAAGATCGGTAAGAAGAACTACGTTCTGTGATTCGCCGCCTTTAGCTGCGTGAATAGTTGAAAGTTCTATTCTTGGTTCGTTATTTAATTGTTCACCATTCGCTCGCATTTTTCTTAAATATTCTACACGTCTTGATCCTGCATCATCAAAAGCTTCATACCAAACTTGGTTAGTTTTTAAACCAAAATTTTTAGTTAACTGATCAATATTGTAAAAAGCTCCTTTGGTCATTCCATAGAGAAAAGACTTATCGGTATGATCAGGTGACATATATCCATAAATTTTTTCTACTTGTTTATATGTTAAGGGGTGTCCTTTTCTAAGTTTCTCCCAGTCGGAAGCTGAGTTTTGAATATCTTTTTCGTAATTTCGTTTATTTTTAGTTTTATAATATAATCCTTTTCGATATAAAGTATCTTCTACATCTTGAAGCAGGTGATTGGTTCGGGCTAAAACCAACCATTCACCCGAGGACATATCTACTGAATCAACTTCAAAGTGTCGGTGCAAACTACCTTCGTTAGTTTTTGGTTTCCATGTTTTATTAATTCTATGTTTAATTCTATTTATAATTCCCATTGCCATTTGATGCACTTTAATAGGTACTCGATGTGATTGTGTTAACGGAAGATTTATCATTTGATCCTGTAATGCTATAAAAGAATCTACATCAGCGCCGGCCCATTTAAAAATAGCCTGGTCGTCATCTCCGGCAATAAAAGAATCCCCAGTTTTTTTCCAAATAGATTTTGCCATATCCCATTGCATGGGAGATAAATCCTGGGCTTCATCAATAAAGACCACATCAAATTTAGGAGATAAATCTGACTTAATAAAATTTAAAACCATGTCATTGTAATCAATTAAATTTCTTTCTTTTTTATAGCTTTTTAATTCCTCATAAATAATATTTAATTTATCAAATTCTAAATCCTGAGTGTGTTCCTGAAGATTATATTGTTGTTCGGGTGTAATATTTCGAAGTTGAGCTAGTTGAATTATTTTTAGATACTCACTATCTGAAGTAAAGTGACCTTGATCTTCTTGATGTGATGCATAGGTAACCGGAAAACCAAGCTCCTTCCCAAGCTCTTTATAGTGACTTGATTGCATAACTTGCTCTTTTTTAAGTCCTAATTTTCTAAAGGCTAGTGAATGTATTGTTCTAAAATAAGGAAGATCATCTTCGGTTAAATTAAATTTTTCAATAGCCTTGTCTCTTGCATGATCTGCAGCTTTTTTTGTAAAAGCAAAATAACCAATTTTCGTGGGATCTGTTTTCTTCAAATAATAATCTACTTTATTTAATAGAGTAGTTGTTTTTCCAGTTCCTGGAGGACCCAATACTATTGTTTTCATGCTACTAAATTTAATCTCATTATAAAATAAGCGGTTACTGCAACTAAGAATAAAAAATCAGTACTCATTAAAATACATCCTTGGGTTTAAATTCTTTCGGTTCATAATTTTCTTTTTTCTTGTCAAATTCTTTTACTGTAAAAACTGAAATTCGTTCTTTACCCACTCTTTTTTTATCATCACAATTACAATGATCCTTTAACATTTGTGCCGTGCGTTGATAGTTTATTTCCCATCTTTGTCTAACTAAAAACTTACTATAAAACATACTAAAAACAAAATGGTGATATCCTCCGCTAGACCATACTCCCCCTCTTTTAAGATCACTGGCACTGGAACCTATGTGTCTGTTTAAACAAAACTCTTCTAAATGATTTTTTAATTGATCCGCAGTTGTCACTCCTTCCGGTGGCTCCACAGGTTCGTGGTTTTTCATTAGTGGATTGATAATCATGTCCCAGTCTTTAGGTTTAACTGTTGGGGGTTTAAAGTCTAATTGTTCCATACATGCTTCTTGAAATAAACTTTGCTGTTTTAAAAATTTAACGTTTTCTAAATGTAATCTTTCTCCATCTACATTAAGATAATAATATGGTTTTTCTAATTTAATTTTTTGTAAATCCGTCAATGCGGGAAATACAATTTCATCCCCTATTCCAAATTTTCTAGTTCTACATAATTTTTTGTCGCATAAATTACACATGGGAACGTCATTACATTTGTATCCCCATTCTTTTTTTTCATGTTGAGCTATGATTCTAGCGACGCCTGCTTCCTCGTATGGGGGTTGACATGAGGTAGCATTAAATAAAGTTACCTGTGTTTTCCACTCACTAGGCCATTTTTTTTTAGCATAAACCACGTAATGAAAAAGAGCATTATCTCTTCCTCCACCCTTATCTCCCTCAAGAACTTTGTTCGTAGCCATTAGTTCTATGCACGGAGGTGCATCATCGTATTCCGATTTAGGTCTTTCTATTTTTATTTTATTGAACTGTGCTTCAGTTTGTTTATTTGTGTCGTATTCTTTATAAAAATCAATTAAATTAGCTGCTTCACCACTAGGCAAAAAAGCATATCTTGTTGTGTTGTCACCATTAAAGTAAGGTAAATTTAAAAAGTTTCCTGTATCATCGTGTGATTTTAATTTTATTTGTTTTGGGAATACCTCTGATCCTCCGTAACCTAGTGCTGTTTTTATCTCTGTTAGTTTATCTCTCATTCTTTCTGCTGAAACTGGTTCTGAAGTAAAGAGAAAGACGTGCGCTCCTCCACTTTTAGAGCGACAAACTATTAAGGGTAATTTTAATTCTTTAATTTGTTCTATTAATTTTTTGTGATCAAAACCAGCATAGGAATCAATATCTACACATCCCCATACACATTGGTTATCATCATTAATAGGAATAATTCCTAAACTTTGTAATCCACTTAAATGCTTTAACCAAAGATCATCTGTTACGGGCTGCCTTACAACAAATGATTGGCCTTTTAATTTGACACCATCGGCTACAGGTTCACTTACTTTAGTACAACCATGAGCACGTTCTAATCCTTTAAATATTTCTTTAAATCTATCTATATTCATTTTATTATTAACCACTAATTTTTATTGGGCGTTTCCACTCTCGCTTCCACGCCCAATCCTAGGAATCTAGCTTACGCTAGATAATTAATAAGGTGAATCTGTTTTTGATTCTTCGGACCCGTGTTTAACTTGAACTTCATCTTTAGCAAGTCTTTCAGAAAAGTCCTTAGCCATTTTATAAGTTGAAGCATCTTCAACAGGACCAACTTTAGAATAAGTCCATCCAAACCATGTTCCTTTGTCATTCGACATTTGAACTGTCTTTAGGTTATAAATGTGGCTATATGTTGGCGGTGTGAATAAACCGTTTTTACCTTGTAGTTTAAGACCCATCATCGTTGTAAGCCATTTTCTACTAACCGACAATGATGTCGACTTCATAGAAATTAAAGCTGTTTGCGGTGAATCCCCCAAAACAACTACAAAATGATTTGCCGTTGTTTCAAGATAGTTTCCATTTGGCAATCTATCTTTAAAAGATTTATCACGAGTAGTTGTACTCACGATATCACTATTTGCTTTATGGATTGCTACTGGAGAGCCACTACTGGTTCCACGATCTTGCCATTCTACATATTGTTTGAGGTAATGACATGGTAATATATTTATACCTTTAGCACCGTCAAAAAGTTCTTTAGTGACGCTGTTAAAAATCATACCAGGTTCTGCCCCCTCAACATATTTACCATCTCTTTTATTAACTTCAGGAGATAGTGGCATCAAAACCTTTAAAAAAGGTAACGCAAGATCTTCCTGCGTTATGTTTTGAGCACCTTTGTCTGCATCAGCTTCAAACATATTGATTGCTAATGCTCCTCCTTTTCTTTTTTCTACTTCTGTCGTGTTTCCTTCTTTTGTCATTTTATTGTTTTCCTTTTATTGTTGTTTTATTTTCAATGAATACACTGAAAATATCCGTTGGCATTTCTACTCCCGCCTCGATACGCTCACGGACGAGCGCTTTAAGAGTCATGGGCTCAACCTTCAACTTTTGTGTTGGTTGATACCCACGCTCTTGTGCAAGGGCAGCATAATCAGCCGCCTTGTTTTCTTCGTTTTTGCCAAAAGATACAGTAATATCATTTTTAATAATATCACCTAATCCATTGTCACGAAGCCAGTTAAAAGCAGCTTCTCTATTTGCTATAGTGATGCTGGCTTTATAATCAGGTTTAACATCTACAGAAGATCCATCCATAAGTTTTAAATGAGATAAACCCATTTCACTCATCATCGTTGGAATAATTTCCACAGAAATATGTTTTAATTCTTTTTTTGTTTTTTTAAGATTTTCTTCTTCCAACTCAAGTTTTTTTTGCATGTTATTTAATCTCTCAACTTGATCGGCTAAAGATTGAACATCCGTTGTCTTTTGCATAACGTTTTGTTGGTCTTTTTCAAAATCTATATTACTCATCTATTTTTCCTTTCTCGTATAAGTTTATAGCAATGGAATAATATTTTCTTTCTTGCTTATCCCACTTTAGTAAGTTGTATTTGCCGTTTGTTATATCAGAAACTATAGAACACGCGACACCTATAATGGCAGGATCTCCTGTCAATAATAAATGATCGGTGGTCTCATAGTTTGCTAATTCTTTTCTTAATTTAAAAATTAAAGGACCTGGTGAGAAAATTATTTGAGAAAGTTCGGGTAATAAAAATTTAAATGTTCCGTATTCTGCTGCTCCCATAATATTAATTTTAGGCTTACCTTCTCGAGTGCCAGCAATTTCTTGTATAACATATACGGTTGGTGATTTAATATTTTTATCTTTCATACTTGACAATATAGTCATAAATGTTATGTTGTCAACCAGAAAGTATAGAAATTATGAATTATAAATTTAAAACAAAACCCTATAAGCATCAAACTACTGCTTTGGAAAAATCGTGGAATAAAGAAACCTATGCTTATTTTATGGAAATGGGTACAGGTAAAACTAAAGTATTAATTGATAATGCTTCCATGCTTTATGATAAGGGCAAAATAGATGGACTTTTAATTGTTGCACCTAAAGGTGTTGTGGGCACTTGGTATACAAATGAGTTACCTACACATCTTCCAGACCATATTGAAAATACGACAATATTGTGGCAAGCAAGTATTACAAAAGGCCAGCAAGAAAAATTAGATTCTTTGTTTAAAGTAGGAGAACAACTTCATATTTTAATTATGAATGTTGAAGCATTAAGCACGCCTAAAGGAACTGCCTTTGCTTCAAAATTTATTTCTTCTCACAGCACTTTAATGGTTATTGATGAGTCCACAACTATAAAAAACCCTAGTGCCAAAAGAACTAAAAACATTCTTAAGTTATCTACTCAAACTAAATATAGAAGAATAATGACAGGTTCTCCTGTTACTAAAAATCCGTTGGATTTATATAGTCAATGTCAATTTTTAAGCCCGTGGTTGTTGGACTTTAATTCTTATTATTCTTTTAGAAATAGATATGCTGAAATGAAAACTTTGCACATGCATGGTCGATCTATTCAAGTAGTGCATAAATTTAAAAATTTAGGTGAATTATCTGATTCCCTTAAAAATTTTTCTTATAGAGTCTTAAAAGAAGACTGTCTGGATTTACCACCCAAAATTTTTATGAAAAGACAAATCTCTTTGTCTCCAGATCAAAAAAAGTTATATGAACAAATGAAAAAAGAAGCTTTGGCCACTCTCAATGGTAAACGAGTTACTACGGTTAATGTTTTAACTCAATTAATGAGGCTTCATCAAATTACGTGTGGACATTTTACTGCGGATGATGGAACCACTCAAAGAATCCCCAATAACCGAATTAGTGAGTTAATGAATATTTTAGAAGAAACAGAGGGTAAGGCTATTATATGGGCTCACTATCAATGGGATATAAAAGATATTATTAAAGAAATTAATAAGGCCTATGG